GCCCAAGAGGTCATGTTTCAAATGGTTGGAATTGGAATTATTCGAGTGACTTTTGGGATTTCAATTGTTTTGTAAATCATCTATTCATTAAAAAATTTGATAAAAGTTATTTACAAATTCCAGTATTTGATTGTAATATGAATATATCTGAAAATGATGTAGAAAATATTCATATTAGTGATTTACACTTTGATAGTGATAGCATCAAATTACACGATAGTAGTGATACTCATACATATTTTTATACGATACATCCTTTTGGTAGTGTAGATACTTGTTTAGGAAGAAACGAGAATTACCACGAAGGACACCATTGTTTTGATTTTATATCAGAAAAATCTAAATACTTTTTAAGAAATGCAATAAATTATTATTTAGTATTTGATTATAGTAGTGAGGGTGATATTAGAAAAGAATTATTTGAAAGTTTGCATGATAAATGTAAAGAGTATGATTTACCACCATCACGGATAATTGTGATTACTTCTGCAATGAATACTCGTGATATTTACGAAAAGTATCTTAAAGAAAATCCACAAGAAGACCAATTTTATACAGCATACTATTGTTGGGCTCTCATCAATAAAAGAGGTGAAACTAATACGATATTAAATGATGAAACTGAATATGAGTTTAATGGTATTAGAAATAGAAATACATTGATGAATGAAGATGATTTCAAAGAAAGTAAAAATAGAAATAAAAAAGCACTTTGTTTAAATCGAAGAATTGCTCCCCATAGAGTTATAACGCTTAGTTTATTAGAAAATGAAGGTTTGTTAAATCAAGTTGATTATTCAATTGATTTTTCAATGTATTATGACCCTAATATGTTAGGTCTTGATATTATCAATGGAAATTCATATTATCAAAAACCATATTTAGAAAATAAATCTTATATGAATAAGATGCAAAATGGTTTACATAAATTGTTAAAAAAAGGAAAGAGTGTTGTCGATTATGATGATATAAATGGAGTATGGGGATTTGGGTTTGAAAATAAAAAGATTTACATGAATTCATATTTCAGTATAATTACCGAAACTTTATTTTATGAACATGGTAATTATATTTCTGAAAAAACTTTTAAGGGAATATCTCATTTACATCCCTTTGTAATAGTTGGTAAGCCAGGAATCTTAAAATATTTAAAACAACTTGGATTCAAAACCTTTTCGGATTTTTGGGATGAAAGTTACGATGAAATTGAAGATGATTCAAATCGAATGATAGCTTTAAATAAAGTTATCAGTAGTTTAATTCAAAAATCAAATGAAGAATGGGATGTGTTGAATGAAAAATTATTACCCATACTTATACATAATAGAGAGACCTTATTGAAATATGATGAGGACTTTATAAATGAAAATTATATAAGTAAACTTTATAACCTTATAGGAAATGAACCCAATAAAGAAAATTATTTCTTACTTTAAAGAAAAAAAAGAAGAAAAGCGTAGAAGAGAAATTTATAAGAAAAAATTAGAAGAACTTCGTAAGAGAGACCCCTTCATTTATAAAAATCACTAAACCTTTTGGGGTTTATATTTATATACTGATAAGGTATATACTATTATGAATGAATTATCTAAATTTCTTGTAGAGTCCATACTCAACGAGGATGAGAGTCCTATTAAAAAGACCGTAGTTATTTATGTGGGTAGATTTCAACCATTCCACAAAGGACACTATGGTACTTATTCTCATCTTGTTAAAAAGTTCGGTAAAGATAATGTCTTTATTGGTACTTCCAATAAAACAGAAAAACCTAAATCACCTTTTAACTTCAAAGAAAAGGTAAAGATTATGAATACCATGTTTGGTATTCCAACTTCTAAAATCCACCAAGTTAAAAATCCTTACAAACCAACTGAAATCTTATCAAAGTTTGATGAAGAATCAACAGCATTCATTACAGTAGTTGGTGAGAAGGATAAAAACAGATTAGGTGGTAAATACTTCACTCCATATAAAGGAACTGCAGATGAACCTTATAGAGATAGGGGATATGTTTATGCTGCTCCTTCAAGTGGTGGAGGTGTAAGTGGAACTGAAGTTCGTAATGGATTATCAGTTGGTTCGGATAAACAAAAAGAACAATTCTTCAAAGGAAGGGCATATGGAAAATTCAATAAGTTAATTTTCAAAATGATTACTGACAAGTTGAATGAAGGTATTATTGAAATTCCAAAAGAAAGAATTGAAGAATGGTTAGTAAACGAATCATCTTATCTTTCAACTAATGGATTAGATGTTGATGATGGTCCAAATTTCTTTTTTCCAAACTATGATGTCTTTTCAAGAATAAACATAAAACGAGCTGAGAAAATTGGTTGGGAAGTTGTCAATATGATTACTTCAAAAGAAATTGAAGATTATTATGACCACCCAACTTATCCTGATGGACCGGTTAAAGCAGTAACTTTCTTTCCTGCTGGTGTAATTGGTAATATGACTGCAAACAACCAAGTAGATATTTACTCAAGTGGAGCTTATTCACAATGGTATAAACATGCAACTCGTAAAGCATCTTTAGTTGGATATTCTTTAGTATCAGACCCAAATATGAAAGATGATAAAAAACAATCTGGTGATTTGGCAAAAGGTGATAAAGAAATAAAAGATGAGTTTGAAGCTTCTTTAAATGAAAATATCAACATACCAGTCAAAGTTGGTGATACAATCTTAACGGGTAGATTTAAGAATAAGAAAACAGTTGTTAAATCTATTGGTAAAGATGAACATGGAATGCCAACAATCAATGGTAAGAAGGTAGTAACCTTTAGATTAATGAAAGAAGGATTTATTGCTGAACTTGCTGGTACTGCAGTAAGATGTGAGAAATGTAATCACTCTTGGGAAATAGAATCAGAAGATACTGAAAAATACCTATGTCATTCTTGTGGATGGGATTCTCAAAAACAAGAATATGATTTTGATGCTTTTGATTCGTGGCAAGAGAAGATGGGATTGAACGAAGAAGTTGAAGAAGCAAGAAGAGGTGGAAAACTAAGACCTGCTGCAATTCTTCGAAGAAAGGCTGCCCTTGCTGGTAAACGAGCTCAAATTGCAAGAAGAAGAAAAAGAACAATGATGAGAAGAAAATCTCTTGATAAACTTAAAAAGATTGCTTATAAAATGGCATATAGACAAGTTTATGATGAGTTCGCAAAAGAATTATTTCCAGATATTCCAAAATCTGAACTTTCTGTTTTACAATCAAAAATTGTTCATAAAAATGTTCTTAGAAAAAAGAAAAGAGTTTTAAAACGAGCAAGATTTAGATTCTTACCTGATTTAAGAGCAAAAGAGGCAGAGAAATTTACTCAACAAAATGAAATGAGTAAATCAACTTTAAATAAGATTGAAAAATACGCAGAGAAACAATTATCACCAGAAGATATTGAATTCACCAAACACTTTTTCGATAGAGTCAATGACCCAAGAAACGGAAAAGAGATTTCTGATGCAGAATTAACAGGTTTCTTTAAAAGATTATCAAGATATAAGAAACAATTTAAGGATTTCTTAGAAAAATATCAACAAATCGTTGTAAAAGATAAAAGAAGTGATATAAACATACCATTTGTTAAACAAGCAAACCAAATTATTGCAAAAACAGTAATGAGAAAAGATGATTTTAAAACATCTAACCCTGTTTTATCATTTGAAGTAGCTCCTCATGGATATCCAGACCAAGAATGGATGGATAATCACGAGAAGAAAATGAAAAAGTTGAGAAAACAACTTGATTCTATGAATGAAGGTATCTTAAATGAAGGGGGTGCTTATGGACACATGAATCACCCATTTGATACTGAAATCAATTTAACCTTTGGTGATTTAAAAGATATTGTAAATCGTGCATTGGAAGGTAATTTAGAACTCACAAGAGAAAAAACCGATGGGCAAGCTCTTGCAATTTCTTGGAGAGATGGAAGATTAGTTGCTGCAAGAAACAAAGGACACCTAAAAAACAAAGGTGAAAATGCATTAGATATCAAAGGAGTTGCTGATAAGTTTGCTGGTAGAGGTGAATTGGAGAAAGCATACAACTTTGCGATGAATGACCTTTCAAAAGCAATCAAATCCTTGTCAGAAAAACAAAGAGAGAAGATTTTTAAAGGTGGTGCATGTTTTATGAACCTTGAAGTAATCTACCCAACCTCAGTAAATGTAATTCCTTATGGTCAAGCATTACTTGTATTTCATGGCACGATGGAATATAACGATGAGGGTATAGCAATCGGTGAAAACCAAGAAGCAGCAAGAGTTTTAGCTGGTATGATTAAACAAGTAAACAAAGATGTCCAAGATAATTACACTATTCAAGGTCCACCTGTAATTCAACTACCTAAAAACCAAGACCTTTCATCACAAAAAGGTAAATTTACTTCACAAATCTCTAAATTACAAAAAGAATTTGGATTAAAAGATACAGATGGTGTTGCTGAGTATCACCAAGCATGGTGGGAACAATGGATTGACAAAAATTCACCATCATCTCTTGATAATAAAACTAAAATGGGGTTAGTTAAGCGATGGGCATTCTTTGATAAATCGTTCCGTTTGGATAATAAGAACATTACTGACGAAAAAGTATTAGAGTGGGCTAAAAAACACGAAAAAGATAATCACCAAAAGATTGCAAAACAAAATTTGATGAAATTTGAGAATATCTTCTTAGGTTTAGGTGCAGAAGTACTACAATTTACCTCATCAGTACTGACTGTAAACCCAGATAAAGCAGTTCGCGATATTAAAAAGAGAATTGACAAGACTATTAAAGACGTTAAGAAATCAGGTGACCCTAAAAAGATAGAAAAACTTAAATTAGAACTTCAAAGATTAAATTCTATCGGTGGGCCTGACAAAATCGTTCCAAATGAAGGAATTGTTTTTCAGTATAAAGGTAATACTTTCAAGCTAACAGGAACATTTGCAAGCGTAAATCAACTTTTAGGTATTTTCTTCTAAATTTTACTCTTTAATTATTTTTATATATTTATATACACAATATATAAACCTAATATAGAATTATGGGTAAAGAATTCCAACGAAAATATATGCACCCAACTCGTAGAAAGTTGGTTGATATGGTCAAAACTGGTGAGTATGATAAAAATACTTTAATTGGTTGGACTAAAAAAGAAGAATCTCACCAAATAGGTGATATTTGGGAAGATGAACACCATCGATATGAGAAAAAGAATGGCTATATTCTAAAAACTTCTAAAAACTCTGAAGCACTACAAGAAATCAGAGATTACATCGCTCAAAAGACACAATGTAAGAGTGAAACTTGTAAAACTATAAAGAAATCAGACAAAGATAGAAAACTTATAGAAAAAACAGGATATTGTATTGGATGTTTGACTGAAATTCAACACGAAGTTCGTACTGCTGGATTTTGGAAAGAATATGAAGATTATAAAGTTTACACCAATATGATTATCTATGGTAAAACTAAATTAGAGGAGTTGAAACACTCCCTTAGTGAAGTAAAACCATATTATGAGTATGTAAACGAAGATGGAACTACTGAAAAGTGGGAATTACCAAAACCAATCGATGAAGTAAAGGCAGAAATTCAAGAAATGATTGATAATGGTGAAAAAGAAATAAAAGAAGTTGAAGAAAAGAGAATTTCGGTATTTAAAGTTTTACAAGAAAACAACCTTGAACATTATTTATAGATATGGTATCTAATAGAACTACATATTCCATTTTAATTGTAATCCTTGGGTTTACAATTTTTAATTTGTATAATATGCGACAAATTAAAACTGATGTTGAAGGTTTTAACGAACAAATTGAAAACATTGGTAAAGAAATAGATTCAGTCCAAGCAATGAATGAAGAAATTGATGGTTTGATAGAATCTTTACATTCAGAATTGGAACTGATTGATGGTGATATTGATAGAGTCCAAAATAACATTTATAGCATAAGGAGAACCACAAATGAAAAAGTTACTCGTGTTGATAGCCTTACTATTAGTGAGCTTCAAGAGTTTTTCACAAAACGATACGATAGTATCCTTAAAGGAACCAGTAGCCAAAGCAGTAATTAAAGATTTAGTTACTTACGATGGTTTAAAAATCGAATTAAAAGAAACTGTTGAACTTTTAACACTCGAACAAAAGAAAGTTGTGTTAAAGGATTCGGTGATTGGTTCGTTAAATGTAAAGGTATTCAATTTAGAAACTATAATTTCTAAAAAAGATGAACAATTTGGTCTAGAAAGAGAAAAATCAGAGCAATTACAAAAAGAATTAAAAAGGGAAAAAAGAAAAACATTCTTTTACAAGCTTGGAACTTACGCTGCAGGAATAATGACCCTTTTATATGTTAGTAAATAATGGGAAAACAATCTTTAAAGGATATAATCAAACTCGAATATCAGAAGTGTGCTTCTGACCCCATATACTTCATGAAGAAGTATTGTATGATTCAACATCCCGTTCGTGGTAAGATACCTTTTCATTTATATCCTTTCCAAGAAAGAACTCTTACTCAGTTCAAAGACCATCGTTATAACATTATTCTAAAATCTCGTCAAACTGGTATTTCAACTCTAACTGCTGGATTTTCACTTTGGAAAATGCTATTCAACCAAGATTTCAATGTTCTAGTAATTGCAACTAAACAAGAAGTTGCAAAAAACTTGGTAACAAAAGTTCGAGTAATGAATCAATATCTACCATCATGGTTAAAACAAGCAACGGTAGAGGATAACAAACTATCACTTAGATATGCAAATGGTTCTCAGATTAAAGCAACTTCAGCTGCTGGTGATGCTGGTCGTTCGGAAGCGTTATCACTTTTAGTATTTGATGAGGCTGCCTTTATTGATAAGATTGAAGAAATTTGGGTATCTGCTCAATCTACCTTATCAACGGGTGGTAATGCAATTATTCTTTCTACTCCAAATGGTGTGGGTAACTTCTTTCACAAAACTTGGGTTGGTGCAGAAGAAGATACGAACGGATTCAATCCAATTCGTTTACATTGGTCAGTACATCCAGAACGAGACCAAAGTTGGAGAGATGAACAAGAAATACTTTTAGGAGTTAAAGGTGCAGCACAAGAATGTGATTGTGATTTCGTTTCTTCAGGGGATAGTGTAATTGACCCACAATTATTAGAGTTTTACAGACAAACTTATGTTCAAGACCCAATAGAAAAAACAGGCTTTGATGGAAACCTCTGGAAATGGGAATATCCAAACTATAACAAAGGTTATATGGTTGTTGCCGATGTTGCTCGAGGGGATTCTGCTGACTACTCTGCTTGTCATGTAATCGATATTGAAGAAGCATCTCAAGTTGCTGAATACAAAGGTAAGTTGGATACCAAAGATTTTGGAAACTTCTTAGTATCACTTGCAACTGATTATAATCAGGCTTTATTAGTAATTGAAAACGCGAATATTGGTTGGGCAGTAATACAACAAGTTATTGATAGAGGATATCAAAACTTATTCTACATGAGTAAGGATTTAAAGTATGTGGATGTAGAACACCAACTATCAAATAGATATCGTGCCGAGGAACGAGGTATGGTTGCAGGATTTTCAACAACTTCTAAAACACGACCTTTGATTATCTCAAAGTTAGATGAATATATGAGAGAAAAATCAGTAACAGTTCGTTCATCACGATTGATTGATGAGTTATTTACTTTTATTTGGAAAGGAAATCGTGCTGAAGCAATGCAAGGATACAATGATGACCTTACTATGTCATTGGGAATTGGTCTTTGGGTTCGTGATACTGCACTTCGTCTAAGACAAGAAGGAATTGATTTAACCAAGCAAGCAATGAGTGGTATTGGTTCGGCACAAAGTGGTCTAGGGGGTTTTGGTGGAAACTCATTTAATGATGAAAATCCATGGCAAATGGATTTAGGTAATGGTAGTCGAGAAGACCTTACTTGGTTGATAAAATAGATTAAATGTATATTTTTATATTTATATGGTAAGGAGTATCAAATTATGACAAAGAACCAAAAAATAATTTCAGAAGTAATCAACAAACACCAAGAAAAGGGAGTTCCATTTTTGGAATCAATTTTCAGAATGTATTCTAAAAATTATTTTGAAACAATCCGCGAAGCAAAAAGATTGTATCAAGAAGGAAAATTAGAAAATATTCACGAATGGGATGTGGAACTATTTGAATCGGATTTTGGTTCTGTTGATACTTATAAGGGAAGAAATGTTCCATTAGATTTGCCCATTCCAATCAAGGAAGCAGAATACCAAGGTAAAACGGTTAAATTATCAAAACCGATGAGAAATTCGGGTGGTGGCAAGAAATTCAAAGTATATGTTAAAGACCCAAAATCAGGTAACATTAGAAAAGTTACTTTTGGTGCAGCAGGTGGTGGTGGCTCTCTTGCAGTTAAACTGAAAGACCCTAAGGCCAAAGCATCTTTTGCAGCTCGTCATAAATGTGACCAAACAAAAGATAAAACAACCGCATCATATTGGGCATGTCGCCTTCCTCGCTATGCTAAATCACTTGGTTTAAGTGGAGGTGGAACTTGGTGGTAAGATATGAAACCTTACTTAGAAATAGTAAAAGGAAATGTTAGAACGAGAGTTCTTTCAGAGCATGTAAACTCTGAAGAACTTGTTTGGCATAGAGATAGAAATAATAGAATAGTTGAAATTCTTCAATCAGATGGTTGGAAATTTCAAAATGATAATGAACTCCCAATCGAAATGAAAAGGGGTGATATATTAGAAATAAAAAAGAACACCTACCATAGAGTAATCAAAGGTAATGGTGATTTAGTTATTAAAATAACAGAAGAATAAAGGTTATAGTATAAAAAATAAATAAAATGGCAGATACTTCATTTTTTGGTAGATTGACAAAACTTTTTCGTTCTCAGGCGGTAGTTACTATCGATAAGGATGGAAAGAGACGTGTATTTGATGGTGATGAACGACAACAAACAAACTTATCATCACTAAGAGATAGATACACCAAATTACAAAAATCTTTTTACGAACAAGCAGGTGGTGCGCAATCAATGGCATACCAACAAGTTCGTAGAGAAGTTTTTAGAGATTATGATGCAATGGATAACGACCCTATCCTTGCCTCTGCATTAGATATCTACGCTGATGAATGCACTCTAAAAAATGAGTTTGGAGATGTACTTCTTATTCAATCAGAGAACCCTCAAGTACAAGAATTATTAGAAAACTTATTTTACGATGTATTAAATATAGAATTTAACCTTTGGCCTTGGACAAGAAACTTGGTCAAGTATGGAGATTTCTTCTTAGGTTTAGAAATTGCCGAAGGTAAAGGTATTGTCAATGTTACACCTCATTCAGTTTATAATACAGAAAGATTAGAAAGAACAGACCCTTCAAATCCAAATTCAGTAAAGTTTAAAATTACTGAAGACCCAAATGGAAAAGAAGAATATGAAAATTTCGAGATTGCTCACTTCAGATTATTAGCTGATACAAACTGGTTACCATATGGAAAATCTATGATTGAAAATGGTAGAAGATTGTGGAAACAATTATCTTTAATGGAAGATGCTATGTTGATTCATAGAATCATGAGAGCTCCAGAAAAAAGAGTTTTCAAAATTGATATTGGTAATATTCCCCCAACTGAAGTTGATAATTACATGCAGAGAATTATCAATAAGATGAAGAAAGTTCCTTTTATTGATAGAACTACTGGTGATTACAATCTAAAGTATAATATGCAGAACCTTACCGAAGATTTCTACTTACCTGTTCGTGGTGGTGATAGTGGAACTAACATCGAAAATCTTGCTGGTTTAGAGTATGCAACTATCGAAGATATTGATTACCTAAAAAACAAACTATTTGCTGCTCTTAAAATTCCAAAAGCATATTTGGGATACGAAGAAAATGTAAATGGTAAGGCAACTCTTGCTGCAGAAGATGTTCGTTTCGCGAGAACTATCGAAAGAATCCAACGAACACTTATTTCAGAATTATCTAAGATTGCCATTGTTCATTTATATTCACAAGGTATTCAAGATTTTGAAATGACTAATTTCAATTTACAACTTGTAAATCCATCTACAATTTATGAACAAGAAAAAGTAAATCTTTGGTCAGAAAAAATTCGTTTAGCTCAAGATATCCAATCACTAAATATGTTATCTAAAGATTGGGTATATGAAAACATTTTTAAATTATCAAATGGTGAACAAGAAATCGAACGAGTTAAAATGTTAGATGACCTTAAAGATAGATTTAGATTCCGTTCTATTGAAGATGAGGGTAATGACCCTGCAATGGATGATGATGAGCCAGATGATATTGAAGAATCATTAGAACAACTTAAACAAGAAATTAAAAATAAAGGGGGTAGACCTCGTGAAGGAAATACCTATGGAAAAGATAAACACCCATACGGTAGAGACCCTTTAGGTGATAAAGAGAGAACTAAAAAACGTTCTAGAACTTCAGAGGAAAAAGCAATAAATTACATAAACGGTATAGCATCAAAACGCAAGTATTTACATGAAGTTAAAGATATGTTAGATGAATCTAATATTATTGATGAATAACAAAATTAGTTTAACTTTTATAAATGTATATTTATATTAGGGAATTTTTACTATATCATAATTGGAAATAAAGAAATGAGAAAAATAAAACATTCTAAATTTAAAAATACGGGTTTCTTATTTGAGTTACTAACCCGTCAAATCACTTTAGAAGTTTTGAATAATTCTGAAGAAAAATCAAAAGGAATTATTCAAGAGTTCTTTGCTGGTAAAACTGAATTATCAAAAGAGTTGAGATTATTCAATCTTTTAATAAATGAAAAATATAATTCAGAATCAAAGTCAGAAAAATTCATTGAGGCTATTCTAGAAGCACATACTCGTTTAGACCAAAAAAAACTTCAAAGAGAAAAATATAATCTTGTAAAAGCAATCAAAGAAAATTTTGATATAGATAATTTCCTATCTTCTCCTGTAACCAATTATAAAGTATTAGCTTCTATTCATAAATTATTTGAAGCAAAGAAACTTGATGTTCTTGACGTTAAAGATGTCTTTGATGCAAAATATACATTAGTTGAACATATTTCAACTTCAACTCCTTCTTCATTAAAAGAAAAAGAAGATAAATTAGTTGAAGAATATAAGAAACAAGAAAAAGATTTAAGATTATTGACATACAAAATTCTTGTTGAAACTTTTAATAAAAAATATACATCATTAGATGATTCTCAAAAAGCGTTATTACGAGAATATATCAACAATGTAACAAATACATCAAAGTTCAACGAGTATTATTCAAATGAACTAATAAAGACAATCACTGCATTGCATGAGTTGTATAAAGGAATGAAGGATAAGATTACAAAAATCAAACTTCGTGAAACTATCAATGTATTGAAGAAGCAAAAAATTGGTAAAAAAGTTACTGATGAACAAGTTTCTGCACTGATGATGTCTTATGAATTAGTAAAGGAGATAAAGAATGTCAGAAATCAATCTTAAAAAATATATTGCAGAACTAATTCAAGAAATAGAACAAGAATTAGATGAAACCAATGTAACTGGTAATGTAGATGGTTACCAAACTCCCCATGCATTTTCTCGTAAGAAAGATAAAAAAAGACGAGAAAAAAATGCTACCCAATTAGGATATTCTATCGTTGGTGATGATGTAGATAACATCTCAGAAGCAAAACAAAAAAGACCAGTAAATCGTTGGTTAGAATTAAAAAACGATGACACAATGCATCCTCACAAAAAGATGGCAATGGGTCTTAAAGAATTAAAGTATCAGTTAGCCGAAACAGAAAAGTTTTTCAATTGGTATAATAAGATTAAAACCATGAATGAGTTGGACTCTACAAATTATTGGAAAAGAACGCAAAATCATATTTATAAGATAAAGGAACGACTTATAAACATTGCAAAGACAATTCAGGAGATAGAAAAATGAAAATAACAAGAGAACAACTTAAAAATATCGTTCGCGAAGTGATGACTGAAGAAAGTGAATATCAAACTTTCTTCAAAAAAGCATTAGAAAAGACAGGAAAATCTATTCCACAAATGTCTGATGAAGAAAAGAAAGCTTTCTTTAATAAAATCGATGCTGCTTGGAAAGGTAAAGGCGAAAAGAAATAAGATGACCAAAAGAGAATTGTTAAATATCATTGATGAGGAAATCCAAAATGTAAAATTGGATAAACTCAACGAAGAAATTACGAATGATGATGAAAAGAAGATTCGTGAAATTATTCGTCAAGAGGTATCTGCAATTTTCTTTGATTTATTTAAGAAACGAAAAACTTGGGGAGCATAATGAATAAATTACTAATTGAAACCAGATTATTCGAAGGTAGAGTAAACGAAGACGAAAGTGGAAGAACTATCGTAAAAGGTATTCTACAAAGAGCTGGTGCAGAAAATCAAAACGGAAGAATTTATCCGAAACCGATTTTGATGAGAGAAGCGAAGAAATACGAAACTCTTATCAAAGAAAGAAGAGCATTAGGTGAGTTAGACCACCCTGATTCTTCGGTAATCAACCTAAAGAATGTATCTCATAATGTAAGAGAGATTCATTGGGATGGAGATGATTTAGTAGGTACTGTTGAGATTTTACCAACCCCAAGTGGTAACATCTTAAAAGAATTATTAAAAGCTGGAATCCTTCTTGGTATTTCATCTAGAGGTATGGGTTCGGTAGAGCCTTTATCTGGCGGTAAAGTACAAGTAGGTGACGATTTTGAATTGATTGGTTGGGATTTTGTATCTAACCCATCAACTCATGGAGCATTTATGGTGCCGATGAACGAATCAGTAAACAAACAAATTCAACAACAAGCTGAAGTTTGTAACGAGTGGTGTAAGGCACAAGATATGATGCGTGAAATTATAACAGAATTATCATAAAAAAGTATCGTAATGGGATTTAACATTCAAGATTTTATGTCTAAGAATACCTTTAATTTAGGTACGGTTAAAAAGGCAGTAGGTGATACTCCTTACAAAGGTGGACATAATGATATTAGAAAAACAAATTATGAGGTGAAGTTGACCGAAGATGGAAAACTTGACCTCTACACACATAAAGAAGTAGAATCAACTCATAAGTGGAGAAACTCAGATGATTAAATTAGGTGGTCTTTTCAATCTAAAGCCTCTCAACGAAGAAGAGGTTTTTACCGCAACTAATAAGGAAACTGGTAATGTTTCTGTATTCAAATCTAAAGCATCTCGTGATGCTGCAGTTGATGCTGGTTCTCACGAAATGAGAAAAGATGATAAAGAAGATGCTGTAGAAAAACCAACTTCAAAAGTGAATATCTTCAACAAAGATAAGAATTCTTCCAAAGAAGAACCTAAATCAAGCTCATATTCAGGTAATAGTGACGATATGAAAATGGATATGCAAAATGCATTTGACATTGCATATACAGGAAAAGGTCTTAAAGGTGTTAAGAAAACAAAAGATGGTTTCCAAATCAACATGGCAAGTTATATGAATGATAACTCGTTCAAAGATGTATTAGATTCATTTAACAAGACAAATGGAACTAACTTTGTCTCTGGTGATGTGGAGAAGACTGCAGGTGGAACTCGTGTTGTTATTTCAGAACCAAAAGACGAACCTAAAACTGACATCCCTTCTGTAAAACCAAGACCTGCTGATAAAGCATTAGTAAAGACAGTTGATAAGTTTTCTCAAAAATTAGGTTTATCACCTGAAAAACTTGGTAAAGAAGAATATGAGAAACATATGTTATCATATATTCATGATG